ATTGATGCACTGGAGGATTGGGCAAAGGCGGTGCGCGCCGCAGCACACACGATGGCGGAAGGCGGCACACATATTCCCGGATACAAGCTGGTTGAAAAGATTGGCAACCGGAAGTGGGCCGCCGACGACGCGAAAGTCATCGCCGATCTACAATCGGTGATCAAACTGACGGAAGACCAGATTTTCTCGAAGAAGCTGTTGTCTCCCGCCGGGATCGAAAAGGTGCTTGGCGCCAAACGCAAGGAGGAAATCGCCAACATGTACCACAAGCCCGTCACCGGAACGAACTTGGTGTCGGAAAAGAAGTCTACCCGCTCGGCCACCAAGGCCAAAACTGAATCTTTCTTTGAACCTCTGAAGGACTGAACATGGAACGCTCTGATGATTTCAAGACCCCTCTCTGCCGCGTCTCGTTTGCCGGATCGCTCTTCAAGCCCCGCGCCCAAGTGGAAGGCGGCGTTGAAAAGTACGGCTGCACGCTGATCTTTGAAAAGAGCTGCGACCGCAGTTCGCTCGACACCGCTGTAAAAAGCGTCATCGTCGCTCAGTGGGGTGACAAGGGGTTGGAGCGCGCCAAGGCGGGCCTGATCAAGTCGCCCTTCCTTGATGGCAATGGCAAGGAAGCCCGCAACAAGAAGACCGGCGACATTCACCCCGGTTTCGGCCCTGACGTGTTCTTCCTGCGCGTGCAGTCGATCCGCCAGCCGGTGCTGCGCTACAAGTCTGAGCACATTGCCGCCACCGAAGACGAGTTGTATTCCGGCTGCTACGGCAAGGCTGTGTTGAACGCCTTTGCATGGAACAACCCGCAGAACGGCGACGGCGTGTCGTTCGGTATCCAGTTCTTCCAGAAGATTTCGGACGGCGAGCGTCTGGGCGGCTCTGGCGGCGTGGACGCGGCGCGTTGGATGGAAGCTGTACCGGACGAAGGTGCGGCCCCTGAAGCCACCCGCACCGGCGCTGGCGCCAGTGGTTTGTTTGGTCTGTAATCAATCGGCGCGGGGCAACCCGCGCCACCACTCTTGGAGGACACAATGACTGAGAACGTAAACACAACCGACATGATGCGTATCTTAGACCGGATTGAGAAGCTGGAAGGCGAGAAGGCGGAGATTTCCGCTGACATGAAGGCTGTCTGGGCTGAAGCCAAGTCCAAGGGCTTCACAAAGGAATTGCGCAAGGCCTACTCCATCCGCAAGATGAAGCAGGAAGACCGCGCGGTTCTGGGCGTCTATGTGCAAGCTCTGGGGTTGTTTGACTGATGATCAACGCACCTTGGTCGGAAGCCGACGTAGCCAAGCTACGAGAGTTAGCGGCGAAGGGGATGACCTCCCGTGAGATAGCAAAGGAATTGGGCGAAGGCTACACGCGCAATTCTGTGATTGGTAAAACGCAACGCATGGGTATCTGGCTGGGAAAATTTCAGCCACCTGAACCGGAGCCGGTCGTAGAGCCAGCGCCAAGTCCAACGGCGACAATTCACCATCTCAAACCAAAAACTGTGGTCCGGCGGCCACCAAACGAGCCGCCGAAGCCTGTGGGCAATCAAGCATTCTTGATGGCCTTGACGTCCAATATGTGCCGGTTCCCAGTCAACGAAAGCGGCGCGAACACACTGTTCTGCGGCGACCCCACAGAAAATGGATCGTGGTGCCCGGAACATCGTAAGCGTGTCTTCTACCCCAAACCGGGAGTTAAGCGTGATGGGGAAGAGGTCGAGCTTCGAAAGAAATCCGATGGATTTCTACCCGACTCCGGCGCCAGCAGTTTCCGCTTTGGCGCCAAGATTAAATAAGCATACGACTTTCGTCGAACCCTGTGCAGGTGATGGTCGGCTCGCCGACATGCTCGACATGCTCGGCCACACCTGCACCTACGTTTCCGATCTGGAGCCTCGCCGCAATGACATCTATGTTCTTGATGTCTTGAATCTGAACGAGGTCCACTGTTTCGGCGCGGATATGATCATTACCAACCCGCCGTGGTCACGCGGCGTGTTGCACCCCCTGATCCAGCACTGCATCGAGCTGCGGCCGACATGGCTGCTGTTCGATGCAGACTGGGCGCACACCAAACAAGCCAAGGAGTACCTTGGGTATTGCGTGGAGATCGTGGCGGTCGGCAGACTGAAATGGATCGAGGGATCACCATTTACGGGAAAAGACAACTGTGCGTGGTATTTGTTTGACAAAGGTATAACGTCTTACGTACAGTTCTATGGGAGAGACAAATGACCGACGAATCAAAAAGCTTGATGAAGATGCTGAACAATCTGGCTCCATCATTACGCGAAGTACCAATCCAACAACAGGGGACAACAATGAACATCATTAACGAACGCGAAAAGACCCACGGTCCTTACCGGAATACCGCTGCTTGGAGCCAGTCTTTGAAGGACATGTTTCGCAGCAGTCCTAATTGGGGAAAGATGAACGACCAGCAGAAAGAGTCATTGGAAATGATCGCGTCGAAGCTGGCGCGATTGTTGAATGGCGACCACAATCATCCCGATCATCCGGTTGATATTAGCGGCTACGCGGACTTGTACGCCATGAACTCTGAGGTGGAAATATCCGCAGAGAAGATGGTAGCGAACCTCGCACAAGCCCTCAATGTTTCCCCCTCGAATATTTGAGGGGGCAAGCATGGATGTAATTGAGGGATTGGTCATCGAGCTGGAAAGCGAGATCGCCAAATGCAAAAGCTGGGCGGAGCAATATGACGAGCTGGACTACAAGTTCGAGCTGTTATGCGACGCGCTCTACAAAATACGCAATCTTGATCCGGCAGAAGAAGAAGCCTGCGGGTGGATCGCCAACGAAGCTTTGTTAAAGGTGGGAAAATGACTGACGATCTTGTGAAGCGGCTGCGCTCGCTTGGACGTGCTGGGCCGGGGCGTATTTCGTTTCTTGCGTCGGAAGATGCGATGAAAGCCGCCGACCGCATCGAGAAGCTGGAGGCGGCATTGTGGAAAATAACAGACACCGATCCAGACGAAGGAACGTCATGGTTCCATGACATCGCCCGCAAAGCACTTGAGGGGAAAGATGACTGACGGCGAATTGGCCGCGTTCTGGCTGATCATCGCCATCGGATTGTTCACACTATCATGGGGGTTAACTAGATGACTGGCTATCAAACAAAGAAGGCGCTGTCCGACCGCATGGCGGAAGCAGAAGCGACGGGGTTGTTGGCGCTGAACCGGTGGCAAACCACCACGAACGACTTGAAGCAAGAGAACGAAAAACTACGCGCATTGCTGTATAAATTGACCGGCGCTTGCGACTGTTGGGGCGCTGTGCAGGAACGAATGCACGCTACCCGTTTCTTGGATCAGGAAGACGGCAAATGAGCCTGATCTTTGACTGGGAAACCCGAAGCCCCGCCGACCTGCGCAACAGGGGCGTCTACGTCTATGCGGAGCATCCGGAAACGGATGCTCTTCTTGCTTCATTCAAGCTCAGTGTGGGCGAGCATGAGGTTTTCAACGACGCCACCCGTGCATGGATTGCCGCTGGCGGGCCGCTGAACGTCGTCTGCCGCTGGCTCCGTCCAGACCCCTGCCCAGCCTACCTGCGCGCCTATGTCGAGGCAGGCGGCGAAATCTGCGCGTTCAACGCCGGGTTCGAACGGCTGATCTGGTGGAACATCGCTACGCCAAGGTACGGCTGGCCCAAACCCAAATTAGAACAGTTCCGCTGCACGGCGGTCACTGCGGCGGCCATGGCGCTTCCACGCTCACTGGACCGGCTGGGAGACGCTTTGGGGCTCAAGGTCAAGAAGGACAAGGCGGGTTCCGGTCTGATCAAGATTCATTCGGTGCCGGTGGGTTTTGACCACGAAAACAAGGCGGTCTGGCATCCCCTCGCCGACGACCCAGCCTCACTGGAACGCTTTCACGCATATTGCGACATCGACGTGCTGGCGGAGGAAGAAGCCCACAACCGGCTGGTGCCGCTCTCTGACATGGAAATGCAAGTCTATTGGCTGAATGAACGGATCAACGACCGGGGGCTGCGGATCGACACAAGGTCCGCCCACGCGGCGCTGAAGCTGGCTGACAGCGCCAAGGAAAAGATCAACGCTGAACTCTGCAAACTGACCGGTGGCGCCGTGACAGCAGTCACGCTGACGGCGCGCATGAAGGAGTGGATTCACTCTCAAGGCGTTGACATCGCCGCCATGGACAAGGATGAGATCGACGACACGCTGCACCTTCAGCTTCCTGATAATGTACGCCGCGCCTTGGAGCTGCGTATCGAGGGCGGCAAGGCATCGGTGGAGAAGGTGGCGGCGATGCTGCGCTCCACCACCCGCGACGGCACGATTAAGGGTGTGTTCCTGCACCATGGCGCCGGGCAAACGGGGCGCTTCAGCTCCAAGCTCTGTCAGGTCCACAACATGCCACGCCCGCGCAAGGTCTATGAAGACGCACATGTGCGCCGCGACGTGCTGTTCGACGCCTTGCGGGAAGGTTCTCCAGAAATAATGGACCTTTTGTACGGCGATACACTGGGGCGCACGCTTCATCTGCTGGCGGATGCGCTGCGGTCCTTCATCTGGGCGGCTCCCGGCCACCGCTTCATCGGCGGCGACTTCAGCTCCATCGAAGGCCGCGTGGCGGCGTGGTACGGGCGTGAGACATGGAAGTTGAACGCCTATCGGGAGCTGGACGCAGGCAGGGGCGCTGGCCTGTACGAGACAGCGGCGGCGGGCATTTACAACGTGCCGGTCAAAGAGGTGACGAAGCAGCAGCGCCAAGTCGGCAAGGTCGCAGAGCTGGCGCTGGGCTTTGGTGGCGGGGCGGGCGCGCTGTCGCGCATGGCGCGGGCCAACAAGATGGACCTCGCCGTCGCTTTCCCAACCCTGTGGGAGATCACGGATGATGAGGGGCAGGAAAAGGCGGAGCGCCGCTACGAGGAAAATCTGAAGCGTGGCGACACCACAGCGCAATCCCTCACCCGTGAGGCGTACATTGCAGCGGAGCTGATCAAGACAGCGTGGCGCACGAAACACCCCGGCACGGTGCAGGCGTGGCGCTCATTGATGGATGCGGCGTTCACCGCCACACAGAACCCCGGCGAACCAGCGCCCGCCGTTGGCTTGCCCTTCGCACGCTACATCGTGGCACATGGTTTTCTATGGCTACAGCTACCGTCCGGGCGGTGTCTTGCCTACGGAGTGCCGGAAATCCGTCCGGTCGAAGTGCCGTGGGCGGACAAATCGCTGGAGCCTGCCAAGCGGGAGAAGCAACCGGCGGTCACGGTGCGCGGCGTTGGCGCCAACAACACATGGATGCGCTATCCGCTGAACATCTCGATCTGCTACAACAATTTGGTGCAGGCGACGGCACGAGACCTTCTCGTCCACGCCATGTTCAATGTTGAGGAAGCAGGCTACCCTGTGAAGATGCACGTCCACGACGAGATCGTCGCCGAAATGCCCAATCATCTGGGATCGGTGAAAGAGTTCGAGGAGCTGATGTGCCGGATGCCAAAGTGGGCCGCAGGTCTTCCAGTGGGGGCGGCGGGGTTTACACTGAAGAGATATGCCAAAACTTGATTGACACCACACTCAATAACGTCATACGTTCATCGCTTCGTAAAGGGGACATCATGCGACCGGGGTACAACACCAAGTCTGTCACGCTGCGCGTGCCAGCCACCATCTACCACGAAATTCATCAGCGGATGCTTGAGGGCAGCGGGCAGACCGAGGTCATCTTGGAGGCGTTGTGTCGTGCCTTCAACATTCCACACCCACGACCCCGCAAACAAAAAGAAGTTCCCAAGGTCACTCAACCCGTATGAAAAACCCGGCGCTGGGGGATGCGCGCCGGGTTCAAACGTCGGGGAGGACGACTTGGGAACTGGATCGGATGGAGACGACCCAATGCGGTACATACAGCTAATTGTTAACAATTGCAAGACAGTATCTATTAGTGGTGCGGGGGAATGAATATGCACCACAAGCCCTCGCTGTTCGTTCAGCTGGCGCCGACGCTCGTCGCCAATGGCTGGCGTCCGCTTCCCGGCTATGCCGACACCAAGCGCCCGTCCATCAAGAACTGGAACCATTTCAATCTTGAGCCGTGGACGCAGGACAAGCTGCGCGAGATCATGGCTGGGCAAGGTCAGCTGGAAGGCGAGCTTGTTTGTCTTGCCGTTCAGAAAGACATTGTAGCCATTGATCTGGACCTTGAGGAAGAAGCATACGCGGATATAGCGTATGATCGGGCGCAGCAATTCTTAGGATTTACGCCGCTGCTGCGCATCGGTCGCGAACCAAGAAAGCTGCTGATCTACCGCAACGATGGCAGCATCAAATCACGCAAGTTTCACCCTATCGAAATCTTTGCGGGGTCCGGACAGATTGTTGGCTTCGGCTTTCACGCAAAAGCGGGGCGGGATTACCGGTGGCCGCATGAATCGCCAAGAGAGCTATCCGTCAACAGCCAAAGCATCCCCATCATCAGCCAAGGCCAGCTGGATCGATTCTTGAGCGCCTGCTGGGACTACATTCCAAGAAAGTGGGTGGAGCAACGGGACTGGGAGCCCCCGCAGTTCATCGGGGGAGACCACGCAGCGGACAGACAGCAAGCGTTAGACCTTGTTAGCGTAGAGGCTAACAAACTCAGCACCGCTCCGGAGGGCACGCGCAACAACGCCCTGTTCAACGCCGCTTACATCGCCGGGCAGGCCATTGCGTCGGGCCTTGTCGAGCGGTACGAGGCCGAAGGTATCATCGGACAAGCGGCTATCGGCAGTGGCTTGGAACCGAATGAGATTGCGGCCACAACCAAATCCGGCATCGCCAAGGGCGCACACAATCCGTTCTTCGTCCCCGGCGCATGGTTTGAACAACCTAACGAGCCCGACGCAGCCGACGACGTTGTGGCGGCCATGACGGGCCTCAAACGCTTCGCCTTTGACAGCGACACACCTTTCACCTTTCCACCATCCCTGATCAAGGGCTTGCTACCGCGCAACGGCATTGCGTTCATCGGTGGTCAATCTGGCGCTGGCAAGACCTTCGTCGCCATTGATCTCGCCGTCGCGCTTTCCACTGGACAAACATTTTTCAATCGCCGGGTTAAAGAACGTGTCGGCGTACTGTTCATCGCTGGTGAGGGCGCAGAAACAATCCAGCCACGTCTCACCATCGCGCGCATGGCGCGCAATGTGGATCGCACATTGCCAATCGCATGGGCGCCCACTTTTCCCGA